ATTGCGCCACCATGCACGTTAGGTGTGCCTTCTATGTCAGCCTCACAACCGGTGAAGATAACCTGAAAACTCAAGCACCTATTAGGCATGGTGGTGACGGCAACCGCCATCGCATGTAGAAACTCCCTGTGATACCCGTTATGATTATATGTGTATTCACGCCGCACCCAACATTTAAAATGTGGGATGTTACTTTGTAAATATGGCATTAATACGTCTTACCCCTTTTGTTGTTGAACCGAACATCACCAGCGCGAACTCGTCCGCCAGTAGCGTAGCCTTTGGTTTTGACCTTACCGCCCATCGCCATACCCCTTTTCTCTTTCTCTTTCTCTTTCTCTTTCTCTTTCTCTTTCTTCATGAGATCCTGAGAAAACTTCTCCATGTCGGTCACACCCGAGGACTTGTCTATTTCAGTGCCAAAAGAAGCGTCTATCATATTTTCCGCTGTACTATACGTTACACCATGTTTTTCTTTAAACGCCGCTTGAGCCTCTACACCGCCAAGTTTTGCTTCCAAAATCTCGTTTGCTATGGTTGTTTTCTTTTCGGGGCGAGATATACCAGAACTGGTTTGTTTCACATCTAAGGCCGTTCTTGCCTTAGTTTTACCGGGTTGTTGTCTGACGTATTGTTGTGCGCCACCTGGTGTCTGTTCAGTCTTTAAGTTAGCCATTTTACTGTTCCTTTAATAGATAGAATGTTTCGTTGGATCTTCTAAACGTGTCGGCACACAGTACGCTACAGCGCGATCTGATAACCCAATTCCATGAGTAGAGTACCTCTTAACCAATGACTCCGCTACCTTGTTGCAGTAGTTTACCTGTTTAAAGTACATGTCATCAATAACTAAAGTACGCTCGTCCCCATATCCTAGATACAGCATGAGGACGAACACATGCATCAGAACATCAGTTCAAAATGTGGAGCATCTATAAACGGTCTTCTGTTTTGATCTCGTCGCGTGTCAACATAACTGTTCATGGCGTCTTCTGCGGTTGCAGAATAATTTACGACCCAATTATTTTTAAATGTCAGCGTTGCACCAGACCATGCACCAAGATCATCAATAGTCCACGCAGCACCCCACCGTATCTTAACTCCTGCAGCCTCTGCGCCTTCTTTCATAGCATCAGCAATCTCATCATATAGGTTCAATTCCCACCGACCACCATCAACGTAAGCCATCAGATCAACAGCATTTCCATCAATGTGTTTTGACTTTAGGGTTTGCGAAGCCCCTTTTGCGACCAACGCCCTCTGTTCGTCTATCGTTCTCAGACCGCAAATCACACTGAAGTCCTGTTTCGTAACGCCAATAGCGTATTTCACGACCGTTACCAGTTCTTCGTTGACACCTTCTAGCCTTGATAGGCTTCGCTTTCCTAACTTGTATCCCATAATTATTTCCCCGCATATTTAGAGATTGCTCTATTTCCAAACCAAAAGGCCAATACTGCACTGAACAAACCAGAGGTTTCTCCATCCCACATTAGATCAACGGCCTGCATCCAATCACCACCAGCCTGCGTAACCTTAACCATAATCACAACCTTCGTGGCTACGAACAATCCGAAAAAGGCATAAGTAACAATAGGACGAACACTACCCCGAAGACCGTTGATAAATCCGCCAGCGTCGATAGATCGGTCATGCTCATACAACCCCTTCGTTTCCGCGATATCCGCCTGCTTATCTAACTCAACTAGCTTCATCTCAGAACGTTTCTGAGCAAGCTCTGTCTCTAGTTGCATCATCTCCATACGATGCTTTTGTTGTTGGTTAGCTTTGAAATAACTAAGTACCTCGGGGAGAAAAGAACTCCCAAAGCCTAGCAAACTTCCTAATAGCGCCATCATTTCTCGTGACTCAACCAGACGGCGAATGCTCCCGTCATGGCTCCCGTTACAACAGAAATTAAACTAGCTTGTTGCGTGGATAAATCGGGTTGCGTAAGCGCCCACTCTATGCAACGAACGTACACCACCGTCATAGTAAACATCATAAAACGGGGCAGTAATTTGTATTCTAATATTCTTGTAAAAGCTACCTGCATTAGAAACCTCCTTTCAGGCCATCTAATATTTCTGACAAGCTAGGTCGCTTGTCCTTCCTTTCATAAAGACAACTAAATACCTTCGGACACTCGGAAAAACTCTTTGTAGGGTAATGATAACCCAAGCCACCGTACCCCGCTGTAAACCTATAAACACAAACCTTTTGACCGTTTTCGGCTGTAAGTCGTTTCCACAAGTAACACTGAACATGCGTCGGATTAGCCACTCCCGCAAGAGTTACAGACAAAATAAGCGCGTTTATCATTGCGTAACCAGTACTATTAAATACATACCACCACCTAAAACACCAATTATTCCAAGACTTAACGCACCAATAGCCATGTTGTTCTGTATTTGGCGCTTGGCTTCCATAGCCGCGTAAACAGTCTCTTCCCGTTCAGCGCGTATCTTGCGCCGCATACCCAACATCTCGTCGTAAGTCCCCAAGCCAAATCTATAGTCCAGCATGAACTTAATTTCTTTCTCTTTTTCAATTAAGGTCTTCTTGCGGATCACGATATCCATAGCTTCTTGCTCTATGTTATCGGTTCCATGCGTCTTCTTATCTAACCACGTTGGGTTCTTACGCTGAGACTCTGCCTTGGTTATGTCCGCAACAGCACAGTACCACGACCCAAGCTGCTTGCTTACGTCCTGCATTTCACGGCCGGCGCCAACAAGCATTTTAACGCCCTTAAAGGCCGCGTTAGCTGCTGCAAAGGCGGTGACAGGATCTATCATAACACATGCCTAACTAGGGTTTTACCCCCTACGAGCCTTCGCTTGGCGTTGAACGTCTATGCGCTCACGATTAACCTCATTCCTGTTCTCAGCGATCTCTTCAGTGCTTTCAATCCGAGCGGCATCAGTGACTGCGCGTTGCTCCATTTTAGCAGACTCAAGCATAATCTGTGCCTCGTCCTCTTGAGCCTTGCGCTGAAGCTCCTTGTCCTTAATCTCCACCTCTTTCATGCGAATCTGTACTAACGGATCTGACATCGGGTCTTGACCAGGAGGAGTAATCTCATCCAAAGTGGCCTTCATAATCTCTAGCTCTTGCGCCGCAACAGCCCTCTCCATTTCAGCAGGGTTCTGCATTTGCTGCTGTACTTCTTGGATTTGCATCTGCGCCACCATAGGATCGATCAAACCTTGCTGTACCTGTTGCTGTACCTTCTGAACCAACTCTTGGATTTCTTGAACGATACTCGCCCTCGCCTTCATTGAGATATGCTCTTGAAGGTGAGCATAGAACGTTCCCAATACCTGTGGAGAAGTCAAAACCAAAGGCGTTCTCATAAACATAACGTGGATAGCAATATGCGTATCATGATCCTGTTCTTCAAAGGCAACCAGTATTTCACCCATCAAACCACGGGCGTTCTCAATAGCAGGGTCCAACGGCTTGGGCTGTGGTGCCGGCGGTAGTATCTCATCAATGTTCTGTACTTCCAACGCCTGATACATACGCCGGTATGCCGCGTGTAAATTATGCATCTGAGGATTTGACTGCGCCAACTGCAACTGCGTTTGAGCCAAAGTAACCCGTTGCGCCATCGAGAAAATATTAGGATCAGACACCGGTATAACATCTACCCGACCATCAAAGTCCTCGGCTTTAATACTTCTCTCGCCACCAGCTACGTCATACGGATATTCCTGATCCATATTCTCGGCGCAGATACGAGCCAGAATACGAAACTCATTCTTCTGAGCGTAATGCAACCGCTTGTGAATAGCAGACATAACCTTCATGCCACGCTCAAGCATAGCAACAGTTGTACCAACAGGTGTCTCTTGGTTCATATTGCCGGTCTGTTCATCAGCCAGTGATACGAAGCGCCGTCCGCCCTCCACCAAAGCGCCTAGAAGCTGCGCTAGAGTTGCACTAGGCTCTTTGTACGGCAACGGTATAATGGCGTCTCTAATGTTGCCCCCAGGAGCGTCTATATCGCGCCATTCACCGGGCTGTAATGGCTCGTCATCATTGCGTAAGCGCACACCCCGAGCCTTAAATCCAGCCGGCAGGTTTGCTAAAGTACCAGCGTCAATCAACTGGCGCAAAATGCTAGTCGCAGCGCGGCCCAAACCACCTATCATGTGGATCAAACCAAAGCCGTAGAACCCAAGACCGGGCATAAACCGGTAGTGAACAAAGAACTGACGCTTCTTGGCAAAGTCCGTTTCTGCATCAAAGTTCCTGCGTATCGCCAGTACCTTGCCAGAAGCCTCGTCCAAAGTAACAATGTAAGGCAGATGAATACCCGTTGGCTCCCCATCAGGGGACATGTCCTCAAATCCCTCAACGTCCAAATCAACATGCATCTCCAACAATGTGTAGATTTCGTCCTGGTAAGTGCGGGATGTACCTTGTATTTCATCAACCTTCTGCCGAACCTCGTCAGGCTCCGCGTCAGACGCCTGTAACTCAATGTCCTTAAAGAACCCAGCAACCTGCATCTTGCGAACTTGGTTGTAATCCATACGCAAAACATGAGTAACCCTAGATGCCGACTGTAAATCAGCCGCAGCGTAAGGAACAACTAAGTCTTGAGCCGGCACAAAGGTCGAAACAGCCCTTTGTTTGGACTCGTCAAAGTAAACCTTTTTAAAGGTAGATCCGGACATGGGGAGATAAAACAACAACTGATCCATCTCAGGATCGTATTCCTCCATCACTTCCGTAATCTGGTAATTCAAGTAATCCTTAACGCGATTAGCCTGCGCCTCAACCTCAGCGTTCTGCTTGCCCAAAATCTGCGTTTGAACAGGGCCACCAGCCGGCAGTAACTCTTTGTATGCTTGTGATTGGAACTGAGTAACCGATTCCACAATCAATGGATGCACAACGCCAGATGCGCCCTCGAACGGCTGGGTGCGATCCTCTTGTTTAATGCCTAGCTGGTCTAAACCCTTGGTATATGTCTCTTCCCAATCAGACCGAGACTCCAAATCATCCTCGTAAGAAGCACGAAGCTCACTTGATAACTCGCCCAAGTACCCGTCATCTAGATACTCAGACAAGTTAGCGTCATGCGGAATATCCTCGGGGATTTCGTCACCCACAGCATCTTCCAGAAGCTCTTCAATAGTAACACTACCGTCATCATTAGGAATGATCTCTGCGCCCATGGCAAAATCCATTGGCTCCTGAACATCAACGTCAGTTTGCTCCCCCGTTACATCAAGGGGCATTAAAGATGGATCAACAAGAGATCCCATGGGTCGAGGTGGCAGGGCCATCAGTAATACTCCCGATTACGCGGTCTATATTCGTCTTCAAAAGTGTCATCTCCCTCTAGGGAAACAAAGCCACCTTGTCTAAAACGCATTAATGCTAAGGTCATACTATCACAAAAGTCATCGTTGTCACCATTGGGAAATGAAACAACTTCCTCAATGACCTCTTCACTGAATTTCTTGGTAGTCGGAGCCCAAACCTTGCCAGCCTCAAACAACGGAGCAATCATATGCATCCGAGTGATCTTGTCCTGACCCTTACCGGGTGAAAAACCCAAGGCAGGAATGCCCCGCAACCGCAACTCGTCAATCAAGGGTTGTCCCGAGGCTTTCGCTTCAATCAAAACCATGTCGGGCTCCCAGTATTCGTGTTCCTCAAACGCAATTTCCTTTAACTCCGGAAAATTCCAGCGATCACGCCGCGCATCCATCAGAATTATGTTGTCTCCGGTCCCATCCTCGGGGTCAAAAATTCCCCAAGTCGTAATTGCGCTGTAATCAGCAGTCTCCTTCTTGGAAAACGCCGTATCATACGCCTGAATTATGTATTTAATCGTGGGAATCTTCTTTTTTTCCCACTCGCGCCACCATTCTCGCTTAATTATGGCCGATTCGGACGCAGTTGGGTTCTGTTGCCACTGAGCGTTCCACTTTTGAATGGGCAAAGACGCCTTAATCGAAAGCAAAGCGTCCTTATCCCAGAACTGGGGCCATAATGGGTTGTCACTGGGTAGTATTGCAGGAAATTCTACAACCTCCCATTGATCTGCCAGTATATCCTTGCCCTGTTCCGCCAACAAACGGCCCGTCAAATCCTTCTTACCCCAGCGGGTCATAACAACAATGATAGTTCCGCCCGGTTGCAAACGCTGACGAGGCCCAGAAGTGTACCATTCATACGCATGATCAAACGCAGTCTCGCTTAATGCGTCCTGTTCCGAATGAG